TTAATAGTTCTGCCGGAGTATTTCCACATAATCTTGTCCTATCTTGCTGTCGCTGGCGCTGCGCCGTCACCGCCAAACGGATGCTCTGCGAAGGCCATGTAGATGTATGTGACACCACTGGCGTTCACTCCACTTCCCGTAGTCCTCAACTTGAAACCACTGGAATTAATATCTACAGGCTGATCGCTCGTAAGTTCGGCGTCATTATTATTTGCGACCAATGTAAGTGAAGCAGCATTGAAAGGGCTACGCTTAGTATCTTTTATAACCCATTTATTATCGCCGGTTGACTTAATCAGCAAAAATGCTGGCTCAAATCCGCAGTACACAAAAGGCCCGTCGGCATTTCCGTTTCCAGTGTAGCTGCCAATGGAACTAAATCCCTCAACTTCTGCAAAACAATATGAAACATAAGTTCCACCAGAAGCGTTGACGTCACCGCCTACGCCAACGGTGTAGACGCTGCTTGTCGGCACAGCGCGGTACTGCTCTGTGTTGCTGGCTACAGCATTCCTTAGGTTTAAATAAAACACTTTATTTATGCCGACAGCATCGTGATACGATGACCAATTGGACCCGCTTGCATTACGTCTTTTTGTAATTATCATCTTTGGCGCAATGCCAATTCCGTGACCAATTTCTTGATTATCTGACCCATTTCCGCTGTAAGTCAGCACCGAAAAACCGGCAGTCGTGTTAGCACTCACGGTCGAGGTGATGTCACCAGTTTCGTTCGTGCTGCTAGACCCACCCGTAGTTTTCCATTGCCATGCGACATACGTTCTACCTGACCCGTTGAAGTTTACGTCCGTTGTATCTAGGTCGAACCCATCAGTCTCGAACGTGATTTGTGCGGGGCTATCGATATCTTCGGCGTCACCTTTATTAGTATAAATTCGTGAGGTTACCCCTCGAACACTGTCGATAACAACATGGTTATCCCCATTGCTGCGAGGCGCTAGATACCAAAGGTCTGGCTTGAAGTCGCCAGCATTTGCGTCGTTCGTAATAGCTAAACCGCTGCTACCATTTCCTGTATAAAGCTGCGTGTGAAAATACGCTGACCCATCTGTGATTGTTGGTGTATCAAGGTTGCTGGTGTTTAGTGCTTTAAATCCTGTTGGTGGTGTGTAGGCAAAAGCACTCTGACCAAAATTTATAGAACCCGTCTTACTATTGTATATGGCAACATAGGGTAAAAAAGTTAGCGTAGTGCTAGTCGTAAAATCTGGACTACTTCCATCAGCCGGATCGCCGCCGTTGATCCAAGAGTTCTGTATCCCAAAATGTAATTTTCCGGTACCACTATCATATGCAATCTGAAGAACATTCCCTCCGGCATACGTCCCACGACTCGTTCCAGTCCAGTCGTTGTTTACAACGGAATCTTGTCTTGTTGAATAAGCGTAAGCCAAAGCATCTTGATACCAATCAGAAACTTGCGTATTTACCGTGTCAGCTACAATACCAAAATTAGGATCGCCAGCGCCGCCGCTTGATGCTGCAATACATTCCCAGTACCACTTGCCGGTTGACGGTATAGCCATAGTAGCTCTTGCAGTACGCCAAGCAGAACCGTTGCTGTCAGTGAACGCTAGGTTTCCATCACTCAGAGTGGGGCCAACAGCGTCAAGAGAGTTCATAATGCACCAATTGTTGGTGGGCGAGTCAGACATCTGATCGTTTGCAGCTAGGCCACTGCTGGAAAAATCATTCCCGTTGCCAGAAGTATCGTCTCCAAGTGCAGAACTGTCTTGACCCTTTAAATAAGCCCCTTGGTCGCCGTAAGCACCGCTGTAGGCTTTCGGTATCCAAACGCCATCGTCGTTATACTCGCCAAAATCAGAGGCTGCTTTTTGCGCCCCATCAATTAAGTGAATCTCGGCCATGTATCCTTCCATATAACGGCCAGCGGCACCTCCACTTGGTGACCAACTTCCTATCCTATTCACAACATCATCAAAGAAGGGGTAGTCGGTATTTTCAACCAAAGCATTAGAATCTGCCGTAACCAATGCACCATTGATATAAACTTTCATTCTGTTGGATTGAGTGGCTTGGGTCGTATCCATTGCAAAAACAAAATGATACCAACTCGCTGGGTCTCGGAGCCTATAGTCATTTGCTTGCCAAAGAGTGGACGAACCATCTGACAGGCTTAAGCGTTCACGACTAAAATCAGTCTCTGAACTATCAATATACCATGTTAGACCGTAGCTCCCCCCTGCGGCACTGAACATTGCTAAACTTTCACCTGTTCCAAGATTAGCTCTTTTAACCCAACAACTAATAGTATTAGTCTTCTGATTCCCCGCAGAACTTGGAGTTCTCGTAAGGTAGGCAGAATCGTTATCATTGAAACGAATTGACTGCTCAATCTCGTAAGTAGAACCAGCATTAGCCAGCCATTGTGAGCCAAACATTGTCATTAGCTAAACGCCAACTGAGGTGCGCCTAGCTGGATACTACCAGAAGCCTTGACGAAGTATGGAACTACATCGACTGCATTTGCTGCGGTGCTAAGAGTAATGCCGCCTCCAGCGGGGCTTTCGTAGTCCGTTCCAAGGCTAAGAGTTCGAGAACCCGTTCCATCTTGGATAAACACAAACACACCAGCCTGACCCACTGATTCAGTAGATGGGTTAGCCAAGGTCACATTGCCCTGCATCGTTAGTACAAAGTTCTGATGAGCGGCAAAATCAATCGTCACACTGCCAGTGTTGGACGTATCGGTGTCCGTAGCGGCTAGAACAACGGTACTTGCGCTGACCGCGCCTGTTACCGTAACCCCTCCGGTATTGGTCGCGAGTTTGGCAGCGGAGTCAAAATAAAGCGTTACCGCGCCATTATCTGCGCCCAGAATAAAGTTTTCGTCGCGGTCACTATTAGTAATGTACATGCTGTCGCTGGCAATAAACAACGCGCCAGCACCGTCATTATCAATATGGCTGTGGGTTCCGTCGTGCCAGATTTTTAAGTCAGAACCCGCACCAAACATAGCCCTTGCACTGTCTGGAAACAGGATGTCGTCGGTGCCTGTCGGGACAGTGAACACCGTAACATCAGCATCGTTCTTTAAAGTGATATCGGAGGTGCTGCCCTGCCCGGTAAGGATCAGACCTTCAGCAGCAGTGTAACCAATAGCCGCGTCATCTCCAGCAGCAGTATCACCAGCGACACCCAGCTTGCCCTGAACGGTTACATTCTGCGTTCCGGTGGGTATTTCAAGAACATCTTGGTCTGCATCATTCTTGATGGTCACATCATTGGTGCTGCCTTGACCAGTCAATATCAAACCTTCGGCAGCAGTATAACCAAGAGCTGCATCATCTCCAGCCGCTGTGTCCGAAGTCAGGTTTACCCTTCCAAAGGAAAGAGAGTTGGCGAAAAGACTTGCTACAGCAGCGCCAGCGCCAGCACCGTCTGCATAAATAATGTCTGCGAAGCCATTAGGGACTGTAGCATTCGCCCCAGTGCCTTGACTAAACACCGCACTTTGGCCGCTACTGTTTTTAACCAGATAGAATTTATCCGAATCATTCGGCTCAATCGTAATTGTATTTGTTCCTGTCGGACTTCCGGCTAACACAAGAACTTTATACATGCCATCCGTGAGAGAACCATCGGTAGTAGTTAGCGTTGTAGTGGTTCCGGTTAAACTCAAAGAAACCACGCCACTAATAGCGCGATCTATGATGTCCATGTTGGTATTGACAGTATCGCCCCATGTGCCTGACTGGTCACCTGTTCCGGGCTTCTCAATTCCAGAGTTGCTTGTGTACGTCGAAGTCATTTATCTAATCCTTTTAAGCGGCTATATCGATCCAGCTTGCGTCTTGATCAGGCGAAATCGCAGACCACGAAGCATCTTGAGACGGGACTATGTCCCCCCAGACGTTAACGCTGCCTACTGCGCCTGTGGCCTGAAGGCCCGTCTCAATAATTATTACTCCGCTACCCTCACTAACCGCTACGGAGCCGACCTCTCCCTCTATTTCAAACCCAACAAGGGTTACGTCATCACTAACCGAAGCCGTTACGCTCCCAACCGAACCAGTTCCAGCAATACCTGTTACAGCAAATGCAGAACCACCAGCCGCTGTAACGGAGCCAATACCCCCAGTAGCAGCAATCCCCGTAACCGAGATCGTAACATCAATGCTAACACTTACGCTGCCTACACTTCCAGTAGCAGCAATTCCTGTTACTGAAAATGCAGAACCGCCAGCCGCTGTAACGCTACCAACAGCACTCGTGCCAGCAACCCCAGTGACTTCCACAGGTGTAGGTTGCCCGTAAGGGCCGCTACTCCACGCTCCTCTACCCCAACCTGTGACGTTTGCCATCGTTTACGCCTTAAGCAATCCGTATAATTGCAGCCGTTGCGCTTGCTGTTGGGAACGTAATCGTCATGTCCCCGGCAGTCGCAGTTTTGTCTGCGCCAAAATCAAGGATTACAAGAGAGGGATCACCCGTTGCTGTCTCGTTAAAGATCATGCCGCCACGAGCAGTAATGCTTACAGACGAAAACGTCAGGTCCGCAAAGTCACATACCGCCGTAGTCCCGCTTGCGACTGGTGTAACGCTTGTAAGCGCAGCACCCTTGGCAGTGTATCCTGTACCACTTGCTTCTCCGCTACTCGTATAAGCTGTCGTTGTCGCGTCAAGAGAAGCAGTGCTTTGATACAGCGCCATGTTAATTGTATTGCCTGTTGAGGCAGTTAAATTGTGAACACCCTTCAAAAGCTCTACTTTGAAAGACGTACACATTGCTTGCGTAATCGACATTTAAAGTCTCCTTATCATTTCGGCTAACTGGGGGGAGCCAGCATTTGTTAACGCATTGATAACATTAGTTCTGTCACTTGCCACCGCTTGTTTCATGTAATGCTCTATTAAAACAAAAAGATCGTCTTTAAAGAACATAGCTTGATCACGGATCGCAGGTGGGGCGCTTTCGGAAACATACATAAGCTTGTTTACGCACATCTCGGCTACTTCAGAAGGCGTATGGCCACGGTTATTGGTAGTGCCAACAGTCACCTTAAAGTCATCGGGCATAGTTGTTTTAATAGATAACATCAGGTCTCCTGTACCTGTAAGGCACCGTTACGGTACTGATCGCGCCTGTTCCTAGCCTCACCCAAGTTACCAAGCCTCTGAAGAGCGGCGGCAAATCTTTCGGTGTAGTTGGTAATAAGATCAGGCTCACCCTTCATAAAGGTGTAAGCTTCAACAAGACATCCGTACAGCAACGCATCTTCAGCATTGTCTCCAAGCCAGCTTGTGCCACTAGAAGAAACTGTAATGCTTTCAGGTTGATATGCGTAATGAAGCTCTGTCGAATAGCCGGAATCTGGTGTCGGCCCTACAATAAAAAAGTCATCATCAAAGATGCCGTAGTATTTAGGCAGTCCTGTTTCGGTCGAGTCAGGATAAGCCTCGTTAATATAATTTACATCTTTAGGAAGAAGGTATGTCCTGTTGTTACCGCTAGTAACAGCAAGACTTAAAGCGGCAATAAAGTCATTGGGTTGAGAAAGATATTGCCCACCACTCGTGAGACTACCCGTTACGTTCCTTCTAAACATGGGTAACTGAACGGCATAAAATATGCGCGTTTCAACAATCCGTATCATCTCGTCCAGATTGTTCACAAACGTCGTTTCAGTATTATCTACATAATCCTGTATCGCCGTTTTAAGTGTGGTGAATGTCCAAGCCATAACTTATTAGCCATTCCTACGAAACTGTTGAGCGCGAGCCGCACCACTGCCACGAGCGATGGAACCACCCATACCCTTTTTTTCTTTAGGCTTAACAGCAGCAGCAGCACCGCCAGCAGCAGCACCGGCAGCACCAGTGGTAGCAGCCTTATTAGCCTCTTTTAAGCGCCGAAGATATTCTTCCTGCTCCTCTTTTTCGCGGCCATCTAGTTCTGAAGGATTGGGTCCACGAGTAGAGCCTTCCTTGATTTTT